TCTGTGAAAAATTTGCAAGCAATGTAGTTTGGTTTCCAATCCACATCTCCATTGTAGTTCAGACACCTCGGATGCTTTCCAGGCCGGTACCGTAAACATTCATCGCATCTGCTTTAAGGCACGATTGATAACGGTTTTCTTTGCCATCTGATCGGTGAATTTCTGGTGTGTACCATTCCCATTTTCCTTGTATCCGAACCCCTGCGACCAAGCTTGTTTAATCTGCTTGATATTCATTACTTCCAGATGTTTCGTTCCATCTTCCATCAGCACAACTGCGTATGCTCCAAGGATTTTTTCGTTATCAATGTTCATAAAATCCTGTTCGTGAGAATCCAGAACCTTATTTCCATCTTCAATATGATATTTGAATTTATCTCCCTGGTAGATAATCTCTGCGTGAATGTCTTTCATTCCGTATCTTCTGGCAATCGTAATGTTTCCGAAATATGATCTCTGGAACTGGCACTGACCGGCATAACTAACGAAATATCCCTGTTTTTTCTGCACTGAAAGTCCTAGTGTGGCCATGTTCATAAGACTGTTTGCAATGCTAATCTGACTACAAGATTCCAAAATCGGCTTATTATTTTTATCTTTTGTTTCCTTGAGCACCAGATACGCTCCCATAAGTGCATTGCTGAGATTGTAGTCTTTTGGAAAAGAAAGACCATATTTACATTTTTCTTCAAGCTGTTTTGTCAATCCGTCAATAAACTGGTTGTTAATTACAACTGCTGCCTGCTGTTCTCCTACTGTTGCTACCTGCGTTTTGTTTGCCATTTTAATTCTCCTTTTCTTTTCTAATGATTTCCTTGCTTTTCTACGCCATTGTATTGCTTTTCCTTGACTTGCTATTCCTTTGCGATCTCATCAATGCGCTTCTATTCCACCGCTACTCCTATCGAAGCTCTTCCTTTGCGAATCTGTTCGAATTATTTTTAAATATTTTTCACACTTAATTCCCCATCTGAAACCTTCAACAGAATCATCTGTGTATCTAATCTTGGAATCCTGTCCGAATTTATGCTTTCGGTGTCGTCAACCCAAACCGGAAGCCGTAAGTCGTTCATCTCCTGTAATCCCATCACAAGGTCAATGTCGCAAAGGATCCGGTCGCTATGGTTCAGGCCGTTTGCATAATCAATACCATTGCAAATCATCCGGCAAGTTTCCAACGGTTCTCCATCCTGCGTGTAGTCGAGGAACTGGAACTGAAAGTGTTTGAAGTGCGGATTAATCACTGCTGCCAGTGCCTTATTCTTCTCAATGGAATACTCGGTCAGCTGATCTACTTTCTGCTGAATGTTCGCCTGCTTCTGTGAAAGCTTTTTCTGCTCTTCCTGCAACACTTCAAGGTTATTAGCTTTTTCCTCAAGCATTGCGGTCTGAGTCTTAATCTTTGCTTCAACATCTCTGAGTTTTGCTTCCAGAGAATGACGGTTGTTGCTTAATAAAATCCTGTCATTTTCGCCGTTTCCGATGCCATTGATACTTTCTTCCAGTGATGAGATTTTGTTACAAACTACCTTGTATTCTTCATCGTCAGACATATCCGGTTCTGGAATCGGTTTTTCTGCTTCCTTTTCCGTTTCTGCGATTTCAAGTGCCAGAGATGTGATTTCTTTCTTAGTAGCTTCGATAACTGTTTCTGCTTCTTTCTTAGTTTCATTCGCTGCTTTTAATCCCTCGGAAGCTTCATTGCCGTCCTCAGTGATCTGCTCCAGTTTGGTGCGTTTATTTTTCTCAAACTGTTCTTTCTCTCCTAATTTTTTGGATATCCTGGACTGCTTATTAAACTCAAACTTGCGTTTCGCAGTTTCCACCTGTTCTTCTGGAAGCGTCTGTCCGCATGTCGAACAAATAGCTAATGCCGGGTCAAATTCTTCTCCACGGATTGCAGTAAGTTCGGTATCTCCGTCCCACTTCTCTTTTAATGCTTCCGTATATTTCTTTTTAGCCTGTGCCAATGCTGCTTTGTGGCGTTCAATTCCTTTGTTAGCGTGTTCCAAATCCATTTCAGCAAGCCTTAATTTGCTCTCAGCATTTTTCTTGTCGGATTTCAGCGTATATAATAAGGAAGTTATTCTGTCATGGTTTTCTCTGGCTGTTTTACCAGCTTTCTCAACCAGTGCGTCACGTGAACGCTTCAGCCCTGCCAGCTCAATAGAAATCCGGTCGTATTCCCTTGAAGCATCACAGAGTACTTTCTCCTGCTTCTCGTTTTCTTTCAGCAAGTCAAGAAGATCGTCCCTTTGCGCCGGAAGTGTTTCATCGCATTCAACCTGTCGGCTCTGCTCTTTTCTGATCTGCTTTGCAATATCATCAACATCTGACTTGGCTTTTCTCAGGTCTCTTCTGCGGGCTTTTAAGATTTCTTCGATAGAATCTCCTTCCACGCCTTCGTTCTTTATCCATTCATACTCCGGATGCTCCGCTCTGAACTGTGATTCACTGAATCCTGCTATTCCTCCCAGTGTTTCCCTTGCTTTTGCTGTTGCTTTCTGGATTTCATTCAAAAACACTCTGGCGTTGCTGCACATGGCAATCGTATCGGGATCGGCAATCCTTTTAAGAATCTCCATATACTCGGTTTTGTTCCGCTTAATTCCGTTGACGTAATATTCAACCGTATTTGATGATTTTCCTTTCTTGGTCTTTTTCTGGACAACATATTCCGTTCCGTCAACGTCAATAACCAGTTCTCTCACCACTGGATCATTAACTTCTTCACCGTCAACCTTCCGGCGGATATTGTTCGGGAGTGTTCCGTCTGCCAGTTTTCCGGTCAGAACATCAAAATATGCATCCATCAGAGAAGTTTTGCCCTGTCTGTTTCTTCCGGAAACTTCTGTTCTTCCTGCGAAATCAAATTCTTTTGCTTCAAATTTTTTGTAGTTTTCAACGCTCAGTTTTTTCAAAGTTACCTTTTCCATTTTTGATTTCCTCCATCTCCATTACTGAAACTTCGTATGCTGTTTTTCTGACATAAGAACCATCTGACTGCTTTTTCCAATAGTCACGGCTCTGCATACGGCCCTTTAATTTAACTTTTGTACCTACTTTCCATTCAGAAGCTTTCACCGCCAAGTCTCTCCATGAAATACAAGAAATGTATTCGGACCGCCTGTATCCATTGATTGCCACACAAACTTCGCAGATTGTTTTTCCTAATGGCGTTTTTCTCAGCACCGGCTTCTTGCAAATGTTTGCAGTCATTTCTACTGTATTCACAAGAAGCGTTCCTTCCGTGCTGACATCATATGCTTCCAGATACATATACTTTTTCTCTTGGTGGTCTGCTCTGACCCATTTGGAACGGATTCTTCCCGAAACCTTTATCCAATTCCATTCCCGGAACGTACCTTTGAGTCTGTTCGGGATCTCAACAATGATATTGTCCGGTGTTCCGCTGAACCGATCACTTCTGACGACTAGAAAGCTTTTGCCCTTCCTTGGCTTAAATTTGACTTCTGCCGGATCAGTTACGAATCCGGTCAGTGTTGCTTTGTTTAAATCTTGCATTTTTGCTTTCTTTTTCCTTCCTTTTAATGTCGTGTACGAAGTCATTGATTTTTAGCATCACTGCCAGCCCGGCTGTACTCATTAAGATGTAATCCAATGCCAGAATCGTGAGTGCGTCCAAATTAGTCACAGCCCAGCATACTGTAAAGAACACGATTGCCAGACCAGAAACCCCGAACACTGCAAGCCCCTCTAAGTAAGTTCTCATTTTTTTCCTTTCCCCAGCAATCCCATTGCCAGCACTGTAGTCAACAGAGCAATGATTGCCAGATCTTTGTTCCTTGCTTCCTTCTCAAGGTCTTTGATGATCTCAGAAGCAAGTGTTTTGCCAGTTTCCTTAGTGATTTTAGACATTAAAAATGCCCTCCTGTGTTTTTATTTGTCAAATACAGGAAGGTGTGATATAATCAACCTGTATTTAACTTACTCAAGCTAAGTTAGATACGTGCTCCGGTTGGTGTTCCTGCACCGCCGGGGCTGCTTACAACTTAAATGCCTAACATGGCAGCCAGAACGTTTTTGTCGACGTAATCGCTATCTGAAGTATCAAGATAAGCTTCAACAGCTTTCAATCTGCCTGCCAACAGGGCATATTCTTCTTCAATGGTCTCCGGGATAAAATCCACGGAGCTTTCTTTTTCTACAGCCATCAATTTTCTTTCTCCTTTTCACAGTATGGACACGGGGCATTAAGTAACAGGTTGTTCAGCACCGCTTTTACAGATACAAAATTTTCCTCCATATCACGTAATGCTTCGCACACATCATAATATTTTCTGCTTCCTTCAGTCGTTGTGATGCCGACGCATATCGCGCGATACGTCCCCGACTTTTCACTGCTGAAAACCTTACATTCAAAGCACACACACGCTTCTGGAACTGTGTCCTGTGCTTTCCGGCACATTCCATATAAGGTATCAGCATAAAGGTTAAATTTCTCTGCTTTTGTCATTTGTCCGCTCCCATCCCGGCGTTTACCGCCTTGAAAATCATCTGCTTTGTTTTTTCCTCTCCGAATGCTTTGGAGAAGGAACTGTAGGTACGAGATATGATTTCTGAAAGATCATGGATAACTTCATTTCCCGCACCGTTGATTGATACGTTTCCTTTTTCACATTTAATCATCTGATTTTTACCTCCTGATTCGATAATTTTCGCCTTGCAACCTCCTATACTGTTCGCTCCCCTTTTGTGATATAATTCTTCCAGAAGGGAGGTGATATATTTATGGATTGGGGTGCTAAAGCTTCATGGATTGCTCTGATTGTCGCAATTATTTCTCCTGCGATCACAACTTATCTGAATAATCGTTTTCAATTAAAAGCAAAATCTATTGATTATGAGTTTTCTAAGCAGTCGGAATATTACCAATATCAGAAAAACTGTTATGAAAACTTTATAAAATTTGCTTCAAAGCAGATTGAAACCGATTATAAAAGTGAACGGATAGAATTTTGTGAATGCTTTCATAAAATGTTGCTCTATTTGCCAAAAAGTAATTGGGACGAAGCTAAAACGCTTTATGAATCAATCACTAATAGAAATCCTGATGCTCTTGAGAAGCTTTACTGTTTTACTAAAACATTGGGTGCCCAACTACGAGAATCGTGGCGGCAGTTCCAAGTATGATTGTGTAAATCAGACCAAACTTTCTCATTCCATTTTTGTTGTTCCCGTGCCAGTACGACATCAAACTGCAAATTATAAGCGTTGCTGACAGGGGAATGGCATTTAAAATGTTCAACTCGCAACCTCCTGTCCCAGAAACTTATTCACGAAATACAACTGCCCTTTTCCACTGACTTTTGTCGTGCGTGTGATTCTGACTGAACCATCTGGATTCTGAACATTGGATTCTTTGATTTCAAATAATCCCTGCTCAACATATTTCTGTTTCGGCATATTTCGTGAACTTCCAGAAACCATCAGATAGCCATTGTCTCTCATCCACTGGAATAATCGTTTCTGCCCTATCTGATATCCGTTCTGGCAGATAAGTTTCGCTAAGTCTCCGATAAGAATTGATGTGTGGCTTGCAGATACCGCATCTGCGAAGATTGTTTTCGGTCTGTCAGATTCGATTTTCTTCACAAGAGATTTATTTGTATCTTTCAGCTTCGCAATAGTCTGGTCTGCCATCTTCAATGCTCTGGCAAATACCTGTTTCGGCGTGTTCCAGGCTTTTTCGAGATCGATGAGATACTGTCGGCATTCTTTTCCTTTTTCAGTTCTACTCATAAGGCAAATGTGTTTCGCCATATCTACTGATAAAGAATAATCCTGTATTTCTCTGTGCGCTCCGTTATTTACAACCGTACCTGAAAGTACACTTGTAAAATCTTCGTTTTCAACGAATCCCTGAGAGTTTGTTTCGAACCATGCCGAAAATCGCTTACTGATTTCAAGAGAGTTATATAAATCTCTTGCTGATACAGTCGGTTCTTCGCCATTGTAATTAATTGGTATTAATTCGCTCATGCGTCTCCTTTCTGTGGTATACTCTCCTTATGGAAAGGAGGTGTTTGTTTAATGGTGTATTCTGGTTTTTGTGTAAAACAGAACAAGGATTATTTTGTCGAATTTACTCAAATTTCCGTTTCTTCTTTAGAAGATAAGAGTCCAAAATCTATTAACGGAAGATTAAAATGTAAATATGCCGGTTTTACAGGTTGTTGTAATCGTGCCAGCGATTGTTCAATTCTGCAAAATCTCAGTAAGTAATCCTCACGGCTCTCTGAAATATGGGAGCCTATTCTTTTGTGCCAAACTCAACTGGCATTTCCTGTCCTTTGAATCTAATGCTTTCGATTTCTCCGATGCCTTTCTGGTTCACCTGTAACAGTTTTAAATCCGTTGATAAATTTAAAGCATTCAGATCAATGGAAAGTGTCGGCATTGAGTTCCCAACCTCCTGCTTCAGTTCGAAGCTTCTTACTCCCTCAAGTCTGTGGCCGTCTACAAGGATTTCTGTAAATACTCCCTGTTCCTGCTCAACCTGATGGATTTCAATTTTTGATGCTTTCATGTGTCTCCTTTCTAGTTAAGAACTTTGAACTTTTTCTTTGAAAAAATAGTCCTGTATATCATCAGCAGAAAGTTCCAATAGATTGACTGCTTTGCAAATATCTGACTGTTTCCAAAACAGCTTTCCGTTGAGTTTCAGCGATAATGTACGTTCTGACCATTCCATAGCATTCGCAAAGGAACTCTGACTATCATATTTTTCAATGATTCTTCCCTTGAGCTTACTATAATCAAATGCCATATTCCACACTCCTTTCGGTTCAATGTTTTGAACTAATTATAATATAGCACTGCCTATGCACTAAGTCAATACATATTTTCAATATTTTTAACTTTTTTGTTTTGAGGCTTGAACTTTTGTTTCATGTGTGATATATTATCATTAGAAAGCGAAAGGAGTATAATACAATGGAAAAAGTTAGTTCATCAGAAAGATTTAAGACTTTGATGGACGAACGTAATCTGAGACAGGTTGATATTCTCAATCTTGTTCTTCCATATTGTAAGAAATACAATGTGAAAATGAATAAGTCGGATATTAGCCAGTACGTTTCCGGAAAGACAGAGCCTAGTCAAGAAAAACTGGTCGTCTTAGGGATGGCGTTAAATGTTTCAGAATCGTGGTTAATGGGATTTAATGTAGGACGTGCCAGAAAAGACACATCCCATCAGGCGAAAGAAGATTTTAATCTGATTTCAAAATTCTCATTATTAAGCGAACGTGACCAGAAAATTGTTTTAAGTCTAATTGATTCCATGCTTTCTAATTAAAAAAAGTGGGGCTTAATCGCCCCACTTCTCCAGAAACAGTTTTATAAATGTGTGCAGGTACTCTAGTGTGCCTGTTTTTTTTATTCCATTTATCATCTCGATAATCTCTTTCTTATAGTCCATAAAATAACCCTCCCTGTTTGCAAACTACTGCCTACATTAAAGTATATGCTCGATTAGCAGATGGAATGCCACGAACTTATGTTTGCATTATATCCTATAATATGTCTAATAAAGCGGAATAAGTGGGATGAAACAATATTTCCACGAGGTAATTGCCAATGGTATACCGGAATATTTACAATCGCATAGAAATTATTCGTGATAACAAAGGTAAAATCATTCCTCTTTGGAGCAAAATAAAATACAAGCATAGGAATATGCTGCATCTGTTTCGTGACATTTCTTTTGACTGTTGGTTGTCTGTGCATATGTTGTTCGGAACAAATGCTAGTACCTCTGTTTGTATATTCTTCTACGCATACCGGTGAACTGATGATGTAGTTGACGTATAATATAATTCCGATAATGGCCAGAATTTGTTTGAATGTTTTCATTGATAACACCTCGAATTTTATTATATTTCACTATACTACTTGTGCTTTAAATGATATAATATATACAAATTTTACTAAGGAGGATTTACTATGAAAAAGCATTTAAAATTATTAGCGGTGCTTGGTGTCACAAGCATTTTGGTTTCATCCACTTCTATCCCGACGTTTGCAGAAGACTTTGTTTTATATGATGAAAACGGAGTACACGTCGAAACAAAAGGCTTAACAGAGTCGCCATCAAAAGGAACCATTGGTTTGTATATCGAAAACAATTCTGATCTGAATTTAGGTATTGCACCTTACGCTTATGCCATAAACGGCATCATGGCTGGTGGTGACCAATATGGTCTTAATTCTGCCGATGTTGCACCAGGTAAAAAAGCAAATTCTACTATAGAACTTACCAGTGCTTGGGAAAAAACCAATTTTTATAAAGATTATCAAATGGATGAATTGAGCAGCTTCGATATTTTGCTGTGGGCTTATGATAATTCAAAAAGCTTTAAAGCTTTCGATAGTGGTCAGGTGCATGTTGATGTAACTGGAGCCACGGAAACATCTTCACCTGTGTTAAGTAACGTTCAAAACATATATGATAAAGATGGTATTAGCGTTGATTTTGTATCATCAAAAGAGAACAGTTTCACGTTTTGCATCACGAATACAACTGGTCAGTATTTTGTTTACGATGTAGTTTCTGAAACTTATAATGACTTTACAACTTCCGATGTGAATTATGAACTGTGCAACAAATATTTGCTGAATAATTGTAAAACAATTATAACCTTAACTCCAACTGACGATTTCCTTTCAATGAACGAGATTTCTGAAATATCAAAAGTAGATTTCGCATTAACAATCAGACCGTTGGCTGAATATGAAGGTGAATATACTACAGATTTAATATCATATCAGAAGTAAAATATAATTTTCTCATATCTTTTATTTATGGACTGACTGCCGGATATTTAAGCACTTTTATTAACACAGGAGAGCAGCTTTGGTAAATTTCCGGCAATTCAGCCCATTTACAGTATTAAACTGCTGTAGTATAATATCTGTATAAATACTATCTACATTGTAAATTCTACAACATTTCACCGTAAAAATTGGTAAATTGAATAAATAGCATGTTTTCGCATAACGAAAAAAGGGTGTGATATAAATGCGAATAGCGATACTTGACGATAACCAGCTTGATATTGATTATTTCAAGGCAAGGGCTGAGTCATTTTTGAAGAAAAAGGGCGACAGAACGTACCAGATTTCAGAATACACTTCTGGTGTCCCTCTTGTGGATGATGTGAAAGACGGTGAATGGTTTGACTTGATCGTGTTGGACATCATTTTAAAAGACGGCGAAAATGGTATTGATGTAGCATATAAGTTACGTGGCTCTGGTTATTCCGGAAGTCTGATGTTCTGGACAGCTCATGCCGGCTACATGCGTGATGCTTTTGATGTTCAGGCAACACAGTATGTTATCAAAGGGCATGAAGATGGAAGGGTGTTTTCCGTAATTGATACTACACTTGGAAGATTGGAAGAACGGATGCTCACTGTAAAATTCAAAGGTGATTTCCACAGGGTTTTCTTTCGTAACATCGAATATATAGAAAGCCGTGGTCAAATGTGCATCATCCATTGCACGTGCAGGCATCAGTATGGTTTTTACCGGCGTCTGCATGAGATAGAAAAAGTTCTGGATCGGCGTTTTGTCCGGTGTCACCGCAGTTATATCGTAAACATGGATTACATCGCAAACATTGCATCTGACATCAAGATGATTTCCGGTGATATCGTTTCAATATCGCAGAACCGAAAAAGAGAAATAGAACAGATATATCAGGAATATCTCGAAGAATAAGAAAAGAGTCGGGTTTTTATGCCCAACTCTTTTCCTGACTGTCCACTCGTGCCGCTGCTAACAGCCTCGAATTGGGACATACAGCTCTTCCGTTCATGCACGGTGGAATCAGTCTGCACTCTTCACTTGTGCGTAGCCACACAGGAAACTTTACATCATAAGTTCAACCCCTGTGCGGCTGTTGATAGTATACCTTGTTCTGAAGGAAAAATCAATCAGAACGTTATTTTGTATTTGCTTTCATATGCTCAATCGCTTTCTTCCAGGTATCAATGCCGCAAGTTCCATTTGCCTTTACACCAACATTTTTCTGGAAAACTTTGAGGGAATCATATGTGTCATTCCCAAATTGTCCGTCAACTTCTACGCCCAGCATCGCCTGAAGCATTGCCACTGCTGTACCGGAACTGCCCTTTCTCAGAATCGGAAGCCTTGTCTGGAAGGTACCGGTGAGCGTGGTTGAAGGCGTGCTTACTTTTGCACCGGTGGTAACAGCGATAGCCACGTGGTGGTTATCATTCAGAAGGATATCTCCTGCCTTTAGATAGTCACCGGATGTCAGATACTTGCTATCCGTCAGTACTTTCGCACCAGCAGCCTTCATTGCGGCTCTCATGTTTCGTGTTGTCAGATAGATGCTGACCGCTTTAAGCTTTGTGTTATTTAAGCGATACCCAGCTCCTTTGACGATAGCCGCTGTACTTGCGCTACAATCAGATTCACAAGCTACCGTGATCTGCGCCGGATCGTAGTTGCTTGCCTTTAAGTGCTGCCAGAATGAATACCGGTCATTGCTGTTTCCGGCAGTACCCTGATCGTACCCAATGAAATTGTTCTGCGCTGCTTTTGTCGCCATGTCTGCGATCATGGCTGCGATTTTCGCGTCATTGAATCTCAGGACACAGAGCCACGGTCTACTGTACCAGCTCATGATCTGATATTCCGTACCAGTCTGATCTCCTGCTTTCCCTCCTGCATATCTTCCGTTCTCATCATGTCCGCAGTTACTGATTTTTACCATTTTAGTTTCTCCTTTCTGTGCTGTTCCTCGATAGTCCTTGTAAAATACATCCATATCAGCATTTCCGCTGATACCGGATACTTTTCCTTTACTGGAATACTGCCAACCGATTCCTACTTTTGGTTTTACCCTTGTTTGCATTGTTCCATTATCGGGGTCTGGGTAATGTGCAATCCAGCACTCATACTTTCTGAGTGCGTCAGTCAGAACGCCGTTGTACCAGTCCGTGTTGCAGTAGATACCGACCTTATAACCAGCTTTCTTCATTCTGGTCAGAAATGCGACGGCAATGTTTTCGACTGCCTGTTTACCGAGTTTTTGCTGATTAGACCACTCAAGGTCATAGAACACTGGGAAGTCCAGTCCTCGTCCGTTCAGTGCGGCAATCACATCTTCCGCCTCGTCAATCGCCTGTGCCGGTGTCAGAGCGTATGAATACTTATATCCGCCGATAAGGATTCCGTTACTCTTGCATCCCTTGTAGTTGTACTCGAATGAGCCGTCAACGCCTGTTTTCTGATGAATTCTTAAAATGGCGAATTTAATACCGGATTTAGCTACTTTCGACCAGTCCGGTTTTCCTTGGTTGGATGATACGTCAATGCCTTTAATTTCCAATTTTATCAGCTCCTTTCATGAAATCAGTTTGAATACTATACGTTTTTACGTCATTCTCAAACGCACTTAGTGCACTCCATTGGTAGCTTTTTATGATTTTTTTAATGAGTTAAATGGGAAGACGAGGTAGATGTTCCTAAGTTTTAGACCACCTTAATCAAAAAGCATAAAAATGTTGCTGTATTTGTTATAGTTATTACGTTGTTTTTGCAGGAAAAAGTATATTTAACTTTCGATAGAGATTCTGCGTTGTACAACCAAGCGTCCGTTCCGGTTTTTGTTAATGGTAGAATTATGTTTTGATTTCCATTTGACCCTCCAAAGGCGACTAATAGTAGCGCGTTCGTGTTCGAGACATCTATAGAATGTGAAGTTTTCCAGGAATAATTTCGATAGATATCGTAAAGTGCCTTATTATTTAATTCATTAATCGCCCCCAGTACCGTCTGGTTGCTCGTCTGCAAGTTGCTGATGACTGCATTGGTCAGTTTTCCAACTATCCAGTTCCAGATTCCGCTGAACGGCGAAAGCTTGTTTGCCTTTGCCGCCGCATCGTAAATCATTAAAGAATCCGCATCCTCTGGTGTTGCTTTCTGTGTGTACTCGTTAAATTTGCCCATTACTGTAATCTCCTTTCTAACTCTTTGATACGTTTTTCTTGCTCGTCAACCTTTGCGCTAAGTTCCTGTATGGCTTTGATGGCGTAATTGAGAAGATACGGACTGTTAATCTGCTTAACATCCATCTCGCCGTTTTCGTCATATCCGCCACCCAGAGCCAAGTTCGGGTCGATTTCTTCCAATTCATCCGCCACGAAACCGATGTTTTGATGCCATCCGCCCATCCGTTCTTTCCAATCGAACTGACGGACTTTCATCTGGTTGACCGTTTCGAGAGCGTCTGTTTCGCTGTTTTCGATGTTTTCTTTTAAGCGGATATCGGAAACTTGTGAGGTTGTATATAAATAGTCTGTGCTAAAGCCAGATCCACCCCATTTAGCACGGATTCCTAAACGTCTGTATGTTGCCGCATCTCCGTGCTTACTGCCTGTTCCCGAAAAAAGATAGGCCACTTGCGAATCATCTGCGCTTACGGACGCTACCGGTTGTCTTTTGACTTTGCCGGATGTTTTTGCTTGATTTTCCAAGTCGTAAAACATAAGGGTTCCACCGACAGTTGCGTTTCCGTCTACGCTCAAGCTTTTGCCAATAGTTGCACTTCCATCTGTCGAAAAATTTGCTCCAAGTTCGCATCCGTCCGTAAAAAGTGAGTTTGTATTTATTCGAACTTTATTGTTCAGATAGCGAACAATATAGCCTTCCCATTTTTTGCTCGTATCACCTTCCATCCAAAGTTCAGGCACGTTATTTTGGACTTTCTGTGCGTACAGCCCGTATTTTCCAAGCATCAGTGCATTGTAGTTGTCTGCATCTGTGTAGTCCGTATACAATCGCAATCCGGCAGTGTTAAGAGACACCATCGGGTTTCCGGTGTTTTTATTAAGTACGACATATCCGGTATATCCTAATCTCGATATCTGATTTCCGTCAGCATCGTAAATCTTCAACTGACCGTTTCCATTATTCGTGCCGCCAAGACTGATGACGCCACCTTTCATGGCATTGAATGAGATAAACAGTGTCTGGTTTCCACTTTCATCTTTTTCGTAGTACAGACCCTTGAACTTCCCATCATCCGACAGGATATCAACTATCTGTTCCTGTGTCAGTGATGCCACATCAACCGCAACGGAAAAAGTCTGGTAGTCCGCAAGCTTGGTTTTTGACTGGTCAAAGTACAGTGAAACCTTGAGCATGTCATGGGCCTTGAGTGACAGGCTATTGACATTAATGTTCAACCGGTCAAGTGCCGCAGTCTGCGATACCGTGAGTGCCGACCATGTAGCGCCGTTGTCGGTGGATTTTTCTAGCTTCCACCAGCCTTTCTGCGACTGCGCAACTTCTCCGTTTCCATCACGATAGAATGAGTCTACAATGAGCGGTGCCGGTGTTATCTTTTTGTCTGCTCCCATCAACAGTACATCCGCATTACTCTGGAAGAAGTAAGTCCTTCCAGCAGTCCCCTGTTCACCCTTGATCTTCGTCCAACTATACTTCGTTGGGTCGGTGCTATCGTCTGGCGTGTAATCGGTATACTGCCCGATATACAGTTTATTGACACTATCATCCACAGAGAAACCTGTTCTACCATCCGCACTGTTGGCATATGCGATATGGAAGTACGGCGTCTTTCCGTCTGCTCCCTTTGGCCCCTGTGCGCCTTGGTCGCCCTCGAATTTCGCCCACGTGTATTTGCTCGGGTCGGTGCTGTCAACGCCGGAAAAGTCCGTATAAGTTCCGATATACTTGTTTGGTGTCTTGCTCATCTGCGCCGAAGTCGGGTTCTGTACCGGTGCGTACTGGATATGCAGATACGTTGTCTTTCCATCTGTTCCAATGCCCGGAATTCCCTGCGGTCCGGCGTACTGTTTCGCAAGTGAGAACTGTTTCGATACGACAAGGTTATTCAAGTATGCCGCCTTGATGTTCACCCATCCGCTGTCTGCGGTCAGCCCGGTAACGGTGTATGTCTTAGTTTCCTTATTCCAGTTTCCCTGTACGTTTTGGGACGTTGTAATCGTATACGTACAGTTATCCGTAATATCCTGTGTGCCGTACATAACGGTCGCTGTTGTGGTGCACTCCGGGAACTCTGTATAGTTGCCGTCGCTGTCAACTGGGATTCCCTGATAGTCGTTATCAAGCTGCATGGTCATATTTCTGGCTAGGGACGCCGCTTCAAGGGCCTCTTCTGCTTTTGTATCATCTGTATATTTGTTCAGTTTCTGCCAATCCGACTGAACATAAGATGCTCCCTTTGCTCTTGAAACTGTACAAGTAAGGATATCTCCGCCTTCATCTTCTTCCTGCGACCATAAATCACCGATATCGTAAGGCGGCTGTGGTTTTGTCACAAACACTCTGCGCTTATGATCTGCGGTATCCTGTGCGTTTTGAGCCGCCGCAAGAGCTTTTGTGATATCGGTGTCCTGTACAAGAACCCATTCCCATTTACCTACGGTCGAATCATAAAAGAACCGGTAAGCATATCCGCCTTCACCAGTTTCTTTGTTCGGCTTCCAAAAGAACAAATCTCCTTCATGCTTTTTCCGTTCTTCTGTTGTTGTCCAATTAGATGCAGGTTTGTTTTGAAGCGTAGGTTCATAATCGTAGTAGAATGTTTCAATCTGGCCATCTATCTGGTCTTGCAAATCTCCCAGTGAGCCAGTTACCGTTTCAGCATAGTCAGATAGTTTTCCGTCTGAATAATCCTTGCTCTCTTGGAGATAGTTTGCGAATGTTTGATTAAGAGATTTTCCTCCACCGATTTGAACACTTCCGTCGAGATATACGGATTTTGTGTCCATATCCACAGAGAAAAGGATGCTTCCATCGGTATCTGTTACCGTGATTGCTCCGGCATTAATCCAGTCAGCATTAACACCAACAGCGTTCAAAATTCTTACAATCGTATCTCCATCAACGGTCATTCCGCCATTCCATGTTTGTCCGCCATCTGTTGAAACGCCCCATGCTTCTGCGGTCATCTTCCAAACAGCCTTTGATTCCACAAGTGTGGGCTTGTCATGTAAATAAAATATCTGGCTACCGTCCTGTTGAGTCTGGACCGTAGTGTAAACACCGGTGGAGTTGTCCAGTCGGTCTTTAAACTCTTGCAATGCCTGCTCTCGTGTGGTTCGCTCTCTCCAAACGGATTTTCTTGCGTCGACAGCTGCTTGTGTTACAAGTGAATAAGTCTTTGAACTATTCCGGGCCGCACTTTCGGCATTGCAGGATATCTGCTCAAACGACCCCGGTTGCAGCACGACATTTGTCAAATAGCTTTTATACTTATTCCCTTTCCGGTCGGTAATCAGAACAGCATCACCGGCTTCAAGAACTATATCAGTCAAGCATTCTGTTTCAAACGGTCTAAAAGACATCCCGACGCATTTTTCACCGATTATGTTTGCAACAACCTCTCCGGTTCCTTGCGGAATCAGTTTGTTTCCACTGATTTTCAGAACGTATCCTTCTTCTCCGTACAGATACGAACTTGCTTCTTCGTCCGTAGATGTGGATTCCAGATACTCTGTTACCTGCACACCGGTTATCACCACATCGTCCAAGTTTGGGGTAAAACCATTAGTGGAATTTATAGCTACTCTGTTCGCATCGGTAATTTCCGTATCATACCATTTTATAGTCAATCTGCCGTATTTATCGCATCTGGCGTACTGGCATCCGATCTGACATACCCATGCAAGAACCTGTCTGAAGGTCAGTGCTTCATCGTCGGGCCTTGCCGGTATCTGGTAAGAATCTTGATAGAAATTAAGTGTGTCCAGTGTTACCCCGCACACTTTGCAAGCATCCTGTATGATTTGTTTCCTTGTCGCCGGATATTTCAGCTTACTTGCAGAATAATCACGGTCGAACTTACGCATGTTATCTTCACATTCTAGTTCGATAATTGTAGTGTTCTGGTACGGAGTATCTATGACTGTCATTGTACATATTCGGATTTTTTCTATCAAAGCATTTTTATGTACTATGATTTCATTACCGGTCGTATCCAGAATCTTATCGCCGGTGGTATCGAGCAATGCGCTGGTATCTTCCGGCTCAAGTTCGATTCCTACGTAGCAGATCACCGTAGCATCCGTAAAATCATAATCTGTATACTTTCCATCAAAATTATTGATTGACAGGTTCAAAGTATTGATATTTGCGGACCCGATGTTAAACGTGTTGTCGTCAGACACGGAATCCTCGAACTTCATACCATTTGACCAAAAATCAGCGTTGGTAAGATTGATAACTGTCCCATCCGTCAGCGTTATGTCAGCGTATTTTAAATAATTCCTGTTATCGTTATTTTGCTCATTCTTAAATCTGTCTGAAATATCTCTCAATCTCTCACCTCCTATTGCTCGATCAAGTCAAATTGCAATCCTTCCATCCGTTGATTCCCGACCCACCAGCACTTAAAAGGAGCGGATCGGTCGCCAACATAAAAGGTTCGGACTTCATGTTTGTTTCCAGACAAGAGATCGGGATATTCAACAGAAATGTACTCCGGGTTGACCGCCTGCACGATTTTGCAAGCTTTTTCCCATTCCGGTGCGTTCCAACCGATTTCCAATTTTCTCTTTTGACCAACACGATTCTTGTGCATGATCGTGTCATCAGTACGCCCGGATTCTGACGCTGATATGTCCTGAAGTCCCCATGTGAAAGAGGACGGACAAGGCATCGCTGCACCATTAATTTTTATAAAAACGTCTGCCATTGAATAATCACCTCATTTTTGCGCATGAAAAAAGCGCCTATCAAAGATAGACGCTTTATGATTATTCATTATACTTTTTTGACGTAATATGATTCCATATTTTTACATATGATGTTCGGGCAAAAAGAAAGAACCGGAGATTTCCCTCCGGTCCATAGCTTTATTTATAAACTACTTTGTACATTGCTCTACGATACGATTTCACTTTTCCATAACGATTATTATTTGTAAACTGCACCATTTCGACAACGTGTGTTCCAGATTTTATATAAATGTCGTCCAATGATCCCCCTCCGCTAACAGAAGTGCCGTGATTTTGATCCCAAAGCGTTCCGTCAATATAGACATACGTCATTAATTCCCGGTCAACATTATTTGCTGAAAAATTGATATATCCCATTGGAAATTGTTTATATAACTGCATAAGTACGGTTTTACCATTCGTACTTCTTTGAGAATTATATTCAATAAAGAAATCTGCATCTCCACACTCTTTTTGATTTGGTAAAAGCATCTTAAGTTTGCTAGGTGTGTTCTTGACCGTAACTTTGCACTTAAATGTTTTACCAGACGCACTTCTGGCGGAAACATAAGCAGTTCCGACATTTTTTCCACTGATCTTACCGGTTGACGAAACTGTTACAACTTTGGCGTTTGAAGATGTCCATCTGTATTTCTGTTTCGTATTCAGCATTTTAAGCTGTGCCGTTTTCCCTTTGTACAGCGAAATGTTAGAGCTGCTGATTCTCGGCGCTTCTACTGTCACTAAGCACCGATAACTCCTCTTCCCGATTTTGGCAGTAATCGTAGCTGTTCCTCGGGCCTTTGCTGCTACTTTTCCGGCGCTATTCACAATCACATTTCTTGAGTTGCTGAACCATTTTGGTTTTGCTTTTGTTCCGACCATCTTCAGCTGCATCGTTTGTCCTGTGCAAATCGTCACCTTCGTTTTGTTAATTTTCACTGTTGCCGCCGATGCCGGAACTGACATGGCAAGTGCCAAGATCATTGCCAGCAAAATCACTGAAAACTTTTTCCACTTTTTCATTTACTTCTTCCTCCCTTGGATTGATAGCTCAATTATACATCTGATAAAGAGAAACTACAATGAGAATCACAATAATTGATTAGGCAAAATCACGCAGAATCCATTTTTTTGTGTTTCCGTGGAATTTTATGTTCAAAAAAATCGTGCCCGTATTTAAGCCGTTTTATTTGAGCAAGGCTGTGTCAATGATCTGAAAGTTTGCCCGGTGGATGTAAAGGGCTTTCCCGTCAATCATGAGCTTTGTCATTTTCGGCAACTTCTTGGGAATCTTCCAGTATACTTCGTCACCGGAATATGCTGTAATAGGTTGCCCAAGCTGAGATTTAATCACAACAACTCTAGATTTTCCGAAATAATTCTTGTACTGATTTACGATCCCGGCAACGTAAGTATTGTCAGAAAGTTTTCCTGTAGATTGACTGTAAATATCAGTCTGCTCAAAATCCACATCCGGCTCCAGACCATCTTGCTCAAATATGCAGGTGTCGCCGCAGCTCTGGATTTCCTTGCCGTCAATATTGATTGTGATCACGGATGACAACTCGTATCCGCTGACCACAGTTCCATCACTGTTGTAAGAAGTTGTCTCAACCGGATTCCCTTGAACATTGATTTTATCGCCAGTAGTGGTCATCACTTTTGAGCCATAGTTATCGTAAGTACGGATAGTATATCCATTTCCAACCAGATCGCCTTTGATGTCATTAATAGCATCGTCCATCAGAGCGCATCCTGTAGTTCCACTGATAAGACATAGACATAAGATTGCAAGTAACATAATTTTGATTTTCTTCATTTTACCACTTCTCCTTTAACTGATTTATCGGTGTTCCTGCTACTCCGGCACTTTCACCACTATCAGTAGCCTTGAAATAAGCACCGTCTTTTTGTGGGTACATAAATTCGAACATTAGATAATTCGCAGCATCGCAAAGATACTCCGTGTTGCCGGTTTTAAGATATTTTTTGATGCACATATCATGAGATTCTATGGCATTTACCAATTTCTCGCCGAAATTATCTTTTGCAGTGCCGTATTTGTAAAAGCTTGTTTCGCACCGGTTTCGTCTCAGTTCATCAAACTGATCAGAATATTCTGCCGGCATTTCTTTTCCAAGTCTACTCATTTCTTTCTCACTTTCTAATTAATTACTGTATTATTTTAAGCCAGAATCAATTCTAGCGTATTATTTGTAGAAATTATCATTCAAGTATTTTTGAAGTGTTTTCTACTTCGTTGGTCACAGCAAGAATCAGTTTTCCCACGAAATGTTCTTCCGGCATTCCCACGTATCTGCTCCTGAGGGCTTCTGCTTCAACTGCGAATTGTTCCCACAGTTCAGAATTTTCCAACGGGATCCGCCAGTATTTCTTGTGCAATCCCCACACTTCCTGCCAGATAGCAAAGTATTTTGTTTTGAAGTCCATGTGTTTCTCCTGCATGTTGAGTTTATAATCAATTACTATAGCGTTTTTGGCTAGAATCAATTTGAATCGTTTGCGTGAGGAGATTATCACCTACGGTGTTCTAAATGGATTTTCAACCGTTTCATTCAATGTAAATCGTTCCTCTGTATTTTTCAAATCGATACTTCTGGGAAATATTCGGGTATTTTTCTTTATCCACCAGGCTGTAGAACATCTTTTGCGGTCTGGCATACAATTTCCTTTTGCCATACAGAGCTTGATAAATCATCAGTGGTTCTCCAGTCTCCGTATGCGTCGCTTCGCTAATGATGGCATACAAGTAATCATTGCTCTGCGGATCACAGATTGTTTCTCTCTTGAAATGTTTTACAATGTCTCCTGGTATGAATAATGGTCTGTCTACTGACATTCAACTTCCTCCTCCCATTTCTGCTTAACCCGTTCACACAAAATGTCTTGATTTCTCTCTGAGAAGAACAGCCAGATATGACGGTCAAAATCTTTTCCGTTTCGTTGTCCAAGGTCTGATTTGAAAAACTCATCTATCATGTCCTGATAGAACCGGAGTTCATCCTTTTCTTCCACGTCTGCTTTCAGAAGTGGCGATTCATCGCCAATGATAACTCCCATGAACTGATTTGCGTATTTGGTGGAAATCATTATATGCTGTTCGCCCATGTGTTCCCGGTACTGTTTGAAGTAATAAGCGATAACTGCCATGGTCAGACAGATGTCATGATCTTCCAGAATATTCTCCTGTTCACCATACAGTGAATTAAACTCATTGTACAGAATCTGTGGTACATCTTCGTCCCGGTACTTCTCAGAACGATTTTTCTGTTTTTGCTTGCGGTACACTTCCTTCTGCTCAGTTGTACGTGAGGGTATATTATTTATATCTAGTATATTAATATTATTAGGAGCAGAAGTCTTTGAACCTTTATCATTCTTTGATAAAGTCTTTTTCTCTTTATTTGATAAAATAAAGTCTTTATCTATATCATCTACACTGTATTTATAACTATTATTACTATGTTTCATATTTGGTGTGTCTGAATTACTGTTTTTGAAGTCCTGACTTTCAAAATTTGAAAGTCTACTCTTTAAGTACCTTTTTCTGCCATCATTTTTAAACACATAAAGATATCCAAGCTTTATTAACTTGGAGACAGAAGTAGAAACTTTTGTCACACTACATTGGCAGAATTTTGCCAAATATTCATTGCTCGCAAAGCATCCTTCGCTTCCTTCTACATCAAGACTGTCGACTTCTGCCAGAATCAATTTTTCAATCGCATTTAATCTTTCATCAAGAAAAACCTGTTTCGGGATCCATACTCCTTTAAAATCTCTTGGATAATTAAACTCTTTGTCCATAATAAATAACCTCCTTGTTGGTCGTCGGCATCTCCATAATATGCCAGAATCCTTGATTTATAAAAACAGTAGGCAGGTGCATCAAGGTTTACACTTTTCGGGAGCTACCCTAGCCTACTGAATTTACCAATTAATTTATCACCAGCTTGTATCCATCAAAATGATTATTGGTATATTCTACAAGCTTTTCAGTATCATCGGATGAAATATAAAACATATCTCTTACCGCATACGCCTTAATCCCAATAACTTTCATCATTCTTTTGATATCAAAAATCGTGCATTGTTCAAAATTAGTATTCTTCCTGATGATTTCCTTAACCTTTAAAAAAGAAAAATCTTTTGAACCGTCAATACAT